ACCTTTGCATATCAAGCAGTTTATGGAAGAGAGCCTGATAGATTTTTGCCTGGTAGGGGTGTTGGGCACAAAGAACATATATGTGATGGAGTTAGTGTGGATGAGCATATAAAGTGCGAATGGATTGAGGAGCTTAATAAGATTCCAGGAATAGAGATGCGAGCAAGCTGTTATGATGATAAAACGGAAGTATATACTGATGATGGTTTTAAATTATTCAGAGATGTTTCAACTGACCAACATGTTTTGACTCTAAATCCTGAAAGTCAGAGTCTTGAATGGAGTAAAATAGTAAGAATATTTAAATATCCTTATAAGGGGAAATTAAAAAGATTCAAATCCAAGAGTTTGGACCTTTGTGTAAGTCCTGACCATAATATGGTATATACTCTTCATTGGAATAGGAATAAGATTCATTTCTCGACTCCGTCTAAGATGCATAAAAAAGCTATGTTTTTGAATAAGGCTAATTGGACAGGGGAATCGTCAGAAAAAATAAATATTAATGGTAATGATTTTAATATGATAGCGTTCTGTCAATTTATGGGCTATTATCTTTCAGAAGGTTCTCTTAAAATGCGGAATGGGAAAAAGACCGTTACTAATTCTGAGTTAGCTACTAATTATTCTATTACAATTGCTCAAAGCAACGATACAACTCGTGAAGAGATGAAAAAGAATCTATTAGGATTGGGTGTTAAGATTAGGGAGGGTTATAAAGCAATATATATTTCTGATAAACGATTAGGAAAGTATCTATCTCAATTTGGTAAAAGTTTTGAAAAATTTATTCCTTTAGAAATTAAAAAATTAGACCAAAAATATATTAAGGTTTTTCTTGATGCTTATTGTGTTGGTGATGGACATATAAGTCTCTCCCACACATGGAAAGGAAGTCGTTTTTCTGAAAGGAGAGTATTTACAACATCATCTAAACGAATGGCAGATGATATTGGGGAACTTTTGATAAAGATAGGACGGTGGCCCCATTATTATTTGAAAGAAACGAAGGGAAAATCCCATAAATTTGGGAACGGTGTTTATAAAATTAATCATAATGTATGGACAATCACAGATTGCCGTTCTAAATTTATTTGGAAATATGATATTAGCGATGAAAAATATGTGGGATTTATTTATGATTTGGAAGCCGCTCATAACCATATTTTATTAGTGAGAAAAAATGGACGAGTTGTTTGGTCTGGAAATTGCGAAGGGCATTCTGATGAGCGGGTTGCTTACATTGTATTTAGGTTGAGGGATGGGGTTAAGATACACCCTGTTGATATTGTTGCTGAATTAAATAAGAGAGAGGGACTTTATTCTAAGACCGATGTTGGTAGTGAAGGCAAATCAAGAATTGTTGTTGCAGGCAAAACGTATTATGGAAAGCCAGGGTGGGAGAAGTGGTGGGCTGGAATGATTGAAGATTTAAAGGATGTAATGGGTAAGGTTTCTAAAGATTCTTATTTGGGATTTGAAAGGATTCGGGAGCTTTCTAAAGATGGTGAATTTCAATACCTCGAGTTTGATACATCAGAATTAGTCCCTTTTGTTTGGATACCTGAATTTATTTCTCTTGCTGGTTCTGTTTTGTACGAAAGGGAAGATGGTAGAGAACCAAATGATATTGATCTTATTGTGAGAGCGGAAGATGAGGGCGAGGATAAGTATAAGGTGATATTAGATTCGGCATTGAGATTGAAGATTGACAGGGTATTGGAAGAGCAGTTTGGAAATAAGTCAAAGCAGTGGGTAGGAACAACATACGGTCCGAACTGGCGTTATCAGCCTCTCTTTGATTTGGTACTTGTTCCTCATAAGCCAACTGAAATTCGAGAAGTGAATGAGTCTGAATTTCGAGATAGATATTATAAAGACAAGGGGGCTGATATTGAGAAGTTGCATTTGGAGGAATTTAGAAGCACAGGTGTTGATAGGGATATAAAGAATCCAAGAGACAGATGGAAGCAACTATTTGCCGACCTGCGTTATCTCTCTTTAGGTTATGCCAGAATTAAAGAGGGAAAAGGATGGGGTGAGTGGAAACTTGATGATGTGAAGAGATATTTTGCAAAAGTTGTGGATGCTCTTCGGTCAGTGTATTTTCCTATTTTGCCCCCAAATGAAGGGGATGAAGAGTATGACACTGATTATTGGAAGTTGTATAGAATTTCAAGTAGTTTAATGAAGACAAAGCCCCCAAGTAAGGAAACTGTTAAGTTATGGGATAGAAAAAGAAGCGAAATCATTAAAGAAGAATTGGAAAAAAGAGTTATTCCAATATTTGATATTTCTAAATCGGAAGATGAGCACATTGTTTGCGGAGTTGTTTACGAACCGGATGAGGTTGACACGGATGGACACGAGGCAAGTGCAGAGGAAATTGAGAAGGCGGCTTATGATTTTATGGAAAATGTACGCAAATTTAAGATAGGTCATAGGTTTGAATTTACGAAACAAGTATCTATTTTAGAGAATGTGATTGCACCCGTTGATTTTCTTTTGGAGGGACGTTCTGTGAAGCATTTTGTGAAAAGAGGTACGTGGTATATGGTTTTGAGAATAAATGATATGAATGTGTGGAAGAAAATAAAGTCGGGGGAGATAACAGGGTTATCTATGGCGGGAAAAGCAATGATTTCTTAGATTCAATTTGTTTTTCTTATTATGGGAAGAACGAAAATAAAAATAGAAAAGACTTGTTTATATTGCGGTAAAACGTTTACTGTTTATCCATCAGGAAGCTCTCGTAGATTTTGTTCTAAGGAATGTAGTAATAAAAATAGAATGAATAAAAGGACTGGTATAGAAAAAGATTGTTTAGTTTGTGGCAAAGTATTTTATGTTTTTCCGAAAGATAAACATCAAAAATGTTGTAGTATGAAATGTTCTTTCATATTAAGGAAGAAAAAGACCCCAAAAATAAAAATTATATGCAACGGTTGTGGTAAAGAGTTTTTTGTTACGCCTTCACACAGCCATACCAAGTTTTGTAATAAGAAATGTTCCCATGAATATCGAATGGTGGAAAGAACATGTGAGTGGTGTGGCAAAAAATTTAGTGTTAAATTATCAAGAGTTAGGAAAGGTGGGGGCAAATTTTGTAGTCGTAATTGCTATAGTAGATGGCAAGGAAGCGATGAAGGTAGGAAAAAGATGCGTGAGACAATATTAGAGAGTTATGCATCTGGTGGAAGAAAGCCAAATCGTCACTTTAACACCTCAATCGAAGTTGATATGGAAAATGAATTGAAGAAAATCGGATTGAATTACACTCCTCAATACTATATCAAAGGTACTGGTTTTGTGGATTTCTTCTTGTCTGATTATAATGTTATAATTGAATGTGATGGAGACTACTGGCATAATTTAGAGGAACAGAAGAAAAAAGATGTTTCCAGAGATTTTAATGCTGAATTTCTTCATCAATATCCCACATTGAGATTCTGGGAACACGAAATAAAAGAATCACCAAAGGAATGTATTAATAAAATTAAGAAATTTATAAATAAGAGAGAGGCGATATTAGAATAGATTGTTTTTTCACTTGTTTTTTTTAAGAAAATAAGTTAAATTATATATTACTTTGTTGATTAGGCATTTTTGTTGGGAGGAGACTACGGTGGCGAAAAGACTCAAGCAAATACAGTTAGATGAGATTTCACTTGTTTCTGCTCCTGCAAACAGGAAAAAGTTCTATATTATAAAGGAACAAAAGTGCCCCGATTGTGGGGGCATTCTGAAGCAAATGAGAATTGATGAAGATGAAGCTTGCACTCAATTGAAATGTTCAGAATGCGGACGTATAATTGAAAGTTCAACCATAAAGGAGGTTTTTGAAATGGAAGACCTTATGAAAATTTACAAAGAACTCACAGGTGACTCGGAAGATTTTTCTGAGGAACAAATTAGCATTTTGAAAGCGATGAAGGAAGAGACCCTTAATGCAATCAAGGGTGCTCTCAATATGCTGAATAAGTACAAGGCAGACATGCCTAAAGATTTGAAAGATGCTGTTGACGTACTTGCGAAGTATGTTACTGGAAAAGCTCCTTATCCATATCCTTATCCTACGAAAAAGGATGCGGAGATTTTAGACCAGCTTATTGAGAAACACAAAAAGGAAGTTGTGGAATTGGAAAAGGCGGGCAAAAAACTTTCCAAAGATACAATTGAGAAAATTAGAAGCGTTATCAAATCGCTTGCTGGTCTGCCCGATGCTATTAAGACTCTCCAAAGTCTGCTTCCTGAGGGGGAGGAAGTTAAGAAAGATACTAATGAAGATGACAAATCTGGCGAGTTAGCAGAGCAAGTCAAGAAAGAATTTACCGATAAGCTTGGTGAAATTGTCAAAAGCATTGAAAAGATGACCGAGGAGAGCAAGAAAACGGCAGAAGAGGTAAAGAAATCTGCTGAGGATATGGACAAACGTTTAACAGTGCTTGAAGAAGAAAAAGGTATTAAGAAGAGCATTGATGGTGAGGGGGATGATGATGAGGATGAGGAAGCGGGAAACTTTCCATCGATAACCAAAGCTCTTCAGAATGGATAATTAGGAGGAAAAAAGAAGTTAAATAATCATACCAACTTTGCATTGAAAGTTTTTTACTTCGTTTTTCTTCTCAAACTAACTTAACAAAAAAGAATGGGGTGAAAAGAAGAATGATTACAAATCAGGATTTACTTTCCAAAAAGAAGTTCATTAAGGCGGCAAGCTTGAAAGCTTTACCGTCAATTGAACTTACTGAGGAAGAAGCCGATAAATTTATTGATTATGTCATAGACCAGTCCAAGTGGAAAGACAATGCTCGGATTGTAAAAATGGCAAAACCCGAAAAGCTTATTAGATACATTGATTTTGCTTCTGGAACAAGGTTTTTGAAACCTGCTGATACATTTTCAAGTTCGGATTATCAGAAAGAATTCACAAGCGATAAGATTACTCTTTCAAGTAAGAAAGTAAGGGGTTGTGTTGTTATTTATGATGATGATCTTGAAGATAATATTGAGGGACCAGCTTTTGCTGACCATTTAATGAAACTTGTTGCCATTAAGGCGGCGAATGAACTTGATGAGGCCTTTTGGGTAGCGGTTAAATCAACGGGTACTCCTTATGACGATACGGACATTCGTGTCCTTTGGGATGGTTGGAGACATTGTTTATTCAATGATACCGTATTGGGTAATGGTGTGAATTTGCTTGATGCGTCAAACAATATTACCGGGCATAAAAGCGACTTTACCAATGCTGGTAAAATTGCAGAGAGGAATGCCACCTCAGGTGTTTGGGAAATCAAATTTGCTAAGATGCTTGCGACTTTGCCTTCAAAATATAAAGCCGCAGGACTTACTAATTTAAGATTTTTCTGTAATGATATTGTGGGAAATGATTATGTTGAGGCTCTTTCTGCACGCTCAACTGTACTTGGTGATAATGCAATTCTCGGCGATGCTCCGTTGAAATATAACAGAGTTCCAATAGTTGATATTCCTCAAATGCCAGTTACTTATACTCAATCAGGTGATACAGGTAGGGGGTTGGAAGAATATGGTTCTGGTAGTTATACCGAATGTGTGCTTACTCATAAAGAGAATTTTATAATTGGTATGCAAAGAGAATTGAAGATGGAAACGAAACGCGCCCCGGAGGACGAGGCTACTTATGCATTTTACAGCATGCGTTTTGATTTGGCTCTACAAAATCCTGAAGCTGCAGTTTTACTCTGCAACCTGACCACCGGATAAGAAACAATGAAACTAAGATGGAGGTTTGAACAGTGAATTATACTATTGTTAATACTGGGAAGGCACGAGATATTTTTGGTCCAAAGGGAGAGCGTTTTTTCATTGCCCGCCAAGAAACTTTTGTGACTACCAGTAGGACTTTTGCTAAAGAAGCTGTTAAACTGCCGGGTATTACTTGTAAAGAGATTGAGATTGAAGAAAGAAGGGTAAGGAAACAATCAACAGAGATAGACAAACAAAAAAAGAATGACTCCTTTCTTAGAAAGATGAGGAAAAGGATAAAAAACAATTAAAAAAAAGAATGAGGTGAATAAATAATGAGCATTAGAAATTTAGCAACGCTTGATAGGGATATATGCCAGCCTTTGGGCAGGATAATCAATGATGCGTTTAAGGATGGTTGGACTGCTACATATACACCAAGCGGTACTTCGGCGGTTAATAATATTGATATAGGGGTTACAGATGCTTGCACGATGTCAAGTGGTTATGCACACGGAATCCATATCTCTATGAATAATACTGGCGAGAAATCGGGTGGTTGTTCTGTTACCCAAGTAAATGGATTGGGTGTGGATTACACCTTAACTGAAGGTGGTGCGGCAGGATTTTACGGGTTTTATACATATATAGGTAAGAGCGGAACTCCAGATTTAGAAAATGCCGCAGTTGCTGGTGCCGTTCTTGATATTGCTGAAGTAGGAGCAACTGATTATCTTGTTCCTCTTTGGTTAAACAAATATAATACTACTAAAGCAACTTCCATTGATGCATTCATATTAATGGCATGTCAAGGTAGTGGTGTAGCGAAAGCCGGATTTGTTTTTCAGGGGACACAATTGCCTGATAATCTAATTGAAATTGCTTCAGGAGCCCGAGATATGTTAGTATTAACTGCTGGGACTTATTCAACGGCGGAAGGATATTTTAAAGTCAGCCTTAATGGTTCGGATTACAGAATTCCGTTTTATGCTGGTACTGATTAAAAAAAAGTTTAATGACATAAGGTTTTAACAAACTTTAGAAGAAGGAGAGAAGTAGTATGAAGGTTAAACTACAGGTAGCGGAACGTATTAATCTATTATCAATTCTGCCTCGTGAGGGGAACTTCATCGACTTGAAAATTATTAGAGAACTCCGTGAAAATCTCAGCTTTAAAGATGAAGAACACGGAAAACTCCAATTTAGGTATCCCTGGAAATGCCCTAAATGTGGGTTTATTCATCAAGTTGTTACCTCTCAAGTAAGTTTTGTAAAATGCCCTGAATGTGGTTCTGGTATGCAAAATACGGGGCAAATTACATGGAATGGTGAACGTGCTGAGGAAGTGGAAATTGAGTTTTCAAATAGGGGGTTTGCTATAATTTCAGAAGCTCTTGAAAAGCTAAACAATGAGAAAAAGTTAACGGAGGCGCATTTCAATCTTTACGAGAAGTTTTGTGCAGAAAAGGAAAGCGTGTAAAAACGAAAGTAGGTGATTGCAATAGATTTTGGACATGATTTTTCGATTTATCCGATTCAAGCCGATTTAACAGCTGATGGAGTTCAATATTCCCCCGAAGTTGAAACCACAACTCCCGATACCGATGTAGTTGTATTGGAAGGTTCTTTTGATTTAGGCTTTGATAGGCTGGATAAGTACACCAAAAATATAAAATTGTCAATACTCTGGGCTTATTTTGAATTTCACGTGATGTTCAAAGCAGACGCCTCTACCACTGCTGATATTAAATGGAAAGCACAAGCTCGAAACAAAGATGGAACTTGGGTTGATTTGTTTGATTATGTAACTTATGCAGATATTGGCACTATTTATGATGAAAAAATTTATAAAGGTTATGCAGACCTTCAAACAAATTTTCAGGAAGTTCCATTTGATTGGAGAATTGTGTTTCAGTGTAATGAAGAAGATGAAGGCCGGGCGAAAGTAAAAAATACCACTTATTATAGAGTTGTGTTTGAGGATATCGATTGATAAGGAAAGGTGAGATGACTTGTGCCTGAGAGTATTGGGAAACGAAATATTAATGTTCTTGACATTGCCACAGATGAGATAAGAGCACGGGATGGAGATGGGCTGAAGCTATATGATGATGGTGGCAA